CGGCGCTCGAGCTCGGGCAGGTTGCCGCGGCAGGATGGCCCGGAGAAATGGCGCTCGAGCGCGATGGCGTGGGCTCGGGTCCACGAGAATGGCGTGGTTCGGCGCTCCGTCCACGCTCGGTCCCAGGCCTGCGTGGCCGTGGATCCGCGGCGTCGCGCGTCAGCGGCGACGGCTTTAGTCTCAATCTCAGTCTCTATCTTAGTCTCAGTCTCAGTCTCGCGGGCGCGCGCGTGAGAGCTGGCCCGGCTCCGTCCGTCACTGGCCCGTGACTGGCCCGTGACTGGCCCGACGTTGGCCCGTGACTGGCCCGACGTTGGCCCGGACACGACCGGAGCCTGACGCGTTTCGTCCGTCGAGTCCGGGAACGCGGACTGCCTGCGGTGGTCGGCCTTGCCCACCGCGCCGGCCTTCTCTTCCCAGTCGGGGAGTTGCAGCCACTCGAGCTCGCCATCGGTGTGCCTCTCGACCAGCCCGACGGACTCGAGCGCGTCGACGCATTGCCGCACGTCGTCCGCGGACTTCCCGAGCAGCGGCCATACCTCGGCGTTCAGCATCGCGGGCCGAGCGTCGATCCGGCCCCACCAGTCGCACTGCGCGAGCAGGAAGAAGTAGAACATCCGCGCGGTGTCGTCGCTCAGCTTCGCCAGCTTGTTGGAGCCGCGCACGGACGAGAAAAGGGGCACGTATCGTTCACGGCTCATCGTTCGCACCTCGCTCGTGATTCCTCTTGCGCTCTCCGTCCGGCCGCGACGATCCGCTTGCGCAGCTCGTCGGTGGAGATTCGCTCGACCTCGCGCTGCGCGTGATCGCGCGCGGCGGCGCGCCTCGCATCGGCAGGGTGTCTGTCGCGCCACCCGAAGGTGAGGCGACGCATGCCGTAGCCGTTCACTAGTCGGCTCCGTCGATGGACGCGGAAGCGACCGGAACATCGTCGAAGAGACCTATCTGCTTGCGTTCGCGTGAAGCTCGTTCGAGGTTCTTCGATGCTTGCTCAAAATAACTCCGCTTCAGTTCCACGCCGATGAACGAGCGACACGCTTTGACAGACTCGAACCCTTCAGATCCGATGCCAGCGAACGGCGAAAGAACCACGTCGCCCGGCTTCGACCAGAGGCGCAGTGCGCGGCGGATCACTTCCAGTTGTAGCGGGCAGATGTGTCGTTCGTCGTTGTGCTCTCGCGCGCTCGACGCCTGGAGGGTGTCGTTCGGGTTGATGTCCATCCAAACGGGCGACGCGTAGTTTTGCCACTCGCCGACCGGGAACGATTCATTCGTGTGCGATACGCGGTCGGGATTGTCGCCCGGCTTGCGCATCGTCACGAGGTAGTCCGCGATTCCCTGACGCGACATGCACGAGTCTTTTTTGAGCTGCTTGTGCAGCAGGCCGAGTGCCTTGGTGCGTTGCATCGCGGTCACGGGATCTTTCCAGATGCAGACTTCAGAGTGATAGATCCATCCGTGGCACTCGAATGCACGGATTAGCTCGCCGCGAAAGTCCTTGATGCCGATCACGCCGTCTCGCGCCTTCGACGTCGGAAGGTTCATGCAGTGGAACGACAGCAGTCGACCTGGCATCGTGACGCGATAGAGCTCGTGCACTAGATGCTTGAAGTGCTCGAAGAACTCTTCCGTGTCTTTGGAGTTGCCCATGTCGCGGTCGCTGTTCGAGTAGGTGTAGAGCGACGCGAACGGTGGGGAGAACACGCTGAAACCGACGGAATCCGACGGAAGCTCCGACACAACCTCCACGCAGTCTCCGAGGTGCAGCGTCCATCCGTTGCCACGCCGCGTGTCGCGTTCATACGTTGCTACCGTTCTGGATGTTCCGTGGAGTTCCTCCGCGTTGATCTTTGCCATGTGCTCGACCATCGCCTCGGCCATTGCCTCGGCGTCCTTTTCCTTACGTTTGATGTTGTGAAGTGTCGCGCCTTCGGTCGATGCGGTGATGATGTGGACGTGTACTTCGTCCTTTTGGCCGAAGCGCCAGCATCGACGGATCGACTGATACAGAGCCTCGTAGCTGTCGGACAGACCGACAAAAACCATGCGGGAGCAGTTCTGGAAGTTCATGCCGAAGCCAGCAATGCGCGGCTTCGTGACAAGCACGCGCACTTCGTTGGATGCAAATCCGAGCATCGACTTCGCCTTGTGCTCGTTGTCATCCGAGCCCGTCACCTCGGCGGCGTCAGCAATCGCGCGAGTGAGCGATGAGCTTTCGTCGTTCAAGTCACACCAGACGAGGCACTGGCCAGATTCGTTGGCGATCTGCGCAGCCTTCGACACGCGATCATCGATGCTCGACTTTCTCGCCATGCGCCGGTCGGCGAGCGTTGCCGGTTCGCAGTCGAACAACACGCCAGCCTTGATCGGGTCAGCGTCCACGATGTGCTCGTGGAAGTGAATCGCCGGAAGCGTGAATCCTTCGTCCGAATATCCGATGTCGGACGGTTTGCGCAGCATGATTGCCCACGAACACACCCAACGCCAAAAGTCGGATTCGGCATGACCCTTCAGTCGCCACGCTTGCGTCTCTCCACCATCGTGAACGAAGAACATCGACAGCATTTCGGATCTCGTCATCGCACCCACGAACTCGGCGTGGTTTCCAAGCTCCATGTGGTCATTAGGCGCTGGAGTCGCGGTGCACGCGAGCTTGTATTGAGTCTCGCGGAAGCCTTCGATGATGAGATTGCGGAACGATCCCGTGTAGCTCTTGAGAATGCTCGACTCGTCCAGCACGACGCCCGCGAAGTGCGTCATGTCGAAGTGTTCGAGCATTTCGTAGTTGGCGACGTTGATTCCAGGGCGCACGTCGTCTTGGCTGCGAACAAGCGTGATCGCGAGCCCGAGTTTGTCCGTCGCCTCGCGTTGGGTTTGCGGGCCGACGGCGAGCGGCGCAAGGATCAGCACGTCGCCGCCGGTTTCGCGGCAGACCTCACGTGCCCACTCGAGCTGCATCAACGTCTTACCGAGCCCACAGTCGGCAAAGATCGCAGCGCGGCCGCGCTTGCACGCCCACCTGACGATGTCGTGCTGGAACGGGAATAGTACCGAGCTGATCTTGGAGGGCTCGAATCCCGTCGGTCGATCGACGAGTCTCTTCGCCTCGAGGAACTCGCGGTAGTTCCGGCTCATGCGTCACCGCCGATCTCGATCGAGCACGTGCCGAAGTCGTAGAAGCGGACCCGGAACGCGTTGGCCGAGTCGATGGCGGCTTTCGTCGCTCGCTCGCTCGTCCCGCTCAGCTCGATGAGCCGGAGTCCGCACTCGCGCTCGATCGCGAGCGCCGTGTGCGCCGGAAGCCCGCCGCGCGCGACGGACGAGAGCACCCGCACGATCGAAGGTAGGTCCGCGCGCGCCAGCTCGGAGCGGAAGCGGAGTATCGCGACCTCGAACGGGGTCGGAGCGTTGTCAGGTTTCTGCGATTCGCCTTGCGCTCGGGCCGCTTGGCTGAGAGGTTCGGACTTGGCCACGGAACGGAGACTCCTGGCCCCCTGCCCGGATGACGCCTGTCGCGTCTCCGGGCTTTTTCGATTGTGGGGCCCTGTAGGTGTGCCGCCGCGCGTTACCGGCCTCAATCGCAGGTGCCGGGTATTATCGGAACCTGCCACCGAATCCGAGCGCGCGCCGGCGTCGGGTCGCGCGTGACGACGTGCCACGCGCACGGCCAACTACGCCACCTTGCCGCGTGCTCGTCAACCTGAAACTGGATTCCCCGAACCCGGGCCCGAGGCTGAGACGAGCACTCGGCCAACGTGTGGCGCTCGAGGCGCATCGCAAGTATCACCCGCGATCCGCGCGCGACGACGCTTGACGTTGGGCCACGCGCCCCTAGGTTCGCGCCCGTGTCGGACTCGATCGGAGAAATCTGGGAATGATGGGCGCAACCCCTTGCATTCCAAAAACGCGCAGCTAGCCGTTCGCGCGATGGCTTTAGATTATCCGATGGATGATCGCTTCAAGAAGCATCGAGCACGGCAAGACGCATCGCGCAGCGAGCGGTACGCGCAGAACCTGCGCGAGTTGGTGTCGGCGCTCGGTCGCACGCGTAGCTTCACCGCCATCAAGGGAAGCGGACGAACGAGCGCGTGCGATTGCCAGGTGCCCGAAGCGCGCGTGACCTTGCCCAGGATGTGGCTCAATTCGTGGGTCGCGCGTTCATGGGTCGTCACTTCGTTCGACGACGAATCTCGGAGATACGTGTACACCTTGACGGAACTTGGGATGAGCGTGATTCGAAGGTGCGGGCGCGAGGTGAAACGTGAAGCGTCCTGAAGATCAAGAAGTCGACGAGGATCTGAGCGAAGGGCAGCCACTCGACGCTGAGTTGCTCGACGCGATCTCGACCAAAGGCGGGGGCACGACAACTACCGCGCGACGCGCGCTCCCGGAGAGAAAGGCGATGCTGCTCAAAGCCATCGCGAATGGTCGCTCGCTGCGCCAGGCGTGCAAGATCGCGCGCATCACGCGCAGCTCGGTCTCGCGCTGGCGGCAGGCCGACGCTGAGTTCCGTGAGCTCTACGAACTCGCCGCGGAGGACGGAGCCGATCGCATCCGCGAGGCGATTCACAAGCGCGCGGTTCAAGGTTGGAGCGAGGAGGTCTACGGAAAAGAAGGGCTGCTCGGCCACCGAACGCTCTTCTCCGACAAGCTCTTGCTCGCGATGGCTCAGGCTCGCTGCCCCGAGTACAAGCCGCGGCTCGACATCACGGCGGTCGACGCTTCGGACCTGATGCGCAAGCTGCGAGCGGCGAGCGCTCGAGCGGCCGAGACGATCCCTCCGCCGGCGGAAGACGCGCAGCCCGCACAGATCGACGAAGGGAGCGCGCAGGGATGACGCGGCGGCACCATTCGCCCGAGCGTGCGACGCGCTCGATTCGCTGGAAGCCCGGTCGGATCGAGCTGTCGATGACGATCGACGTGGACGGCGAGAGCGATGAAGTGTCAGCGGTCGACAGCGCGCTCGCTTCGGCGCGCGCATCGATCGTCGACGGCATCGAGCGCAACAGGCGCGCGGCGCTCGATCGCATTCCGCAACGTGCCGTGAATCACGCATGAACCAAACACGGCTGGGCCACATGTCGATCATCTGGTTTGGCCACAGACCTTTCTCCGCATGGGGCGACGCCGGTCGGGATGCGCAGCGCGTAGCGTTCCGATTGGATCCACCCGACCCGACCGATCGTGAGGACGTGAGTCGCGTTCCCTCGACCGGCGTCTCCCTTTTCGCTCACGCGCACGAGGCACCGAGCATGGTCACGAAGAGCAGCCCGACGGTCGTAGAGCTTTCGAAGAGCATTCCCGTGTTCATCGCCGGTCTCATCGACGCCATCGTGAGCGTGTCTCTTGCTGGCCTCGTGCTCGGCGCTCTCTGCGGCATCGCGTGGCGTGTCGCGCGGATCGTCGGGGGATTCTGACGGTGCAGCGCGTTCTCTTCGTCAACGGTGCACCGCGCGCGGGAAAAGACACCGTCGGCGAGATCATCAAGCGTCAGGCTCGCGGCATCGTCCACGTCGCGAAGTTCGCGCACGCGCTCAAGGTCGCGACGCACGCGCTCTATGGTCACTTGTACGCGGCGCCCGACGCATGGGAGCATTGCAAAGACGAGCCGTCCCGCGACTTCCTCGGGATCACGCCGCGACAAGCCTACATCGGCACGAGCGAGCGCTACTTCAAGCCCATGCACGGAGCCGACGTGTTCGGTCGGCTGCTGCTCGAATCGCTGAAGCGAGAGGCTCGAGACGCGCACGTGATTGCGATCACTGACAGCGGATTCGTCGAGGAAGCGCGGCCGATCGTCGAGCACTACGGAGCCGACAACTGCGCGCTGCTCCGCGTCGTTCGTGTTGGCTGCGACTTCAACGGTGACAGCCGCTCGCACGTGGAGCTCGATGGAGTGCGCACACTCGAGGTGCGGAACGCCGGAACGCCAGAGCTTCTCTCTGCCGCTGTCGGGTACGCGTTGATCGAACTCGGGTTGTCGATGACGAAGGGAGAAGAGCTCGAACGGGCTCGATCGTGACGAACGACAAGAAGCTGTCCGCGTGGGCTCGCTCGGCGCAGAACTGGAAGCTCCCGCCGCGGTGCCGTGCGTGCAACGCGAGCGATGATGTGCGCGACTTCCTCAAGCTCGTGCTGAGCTTGAAGAAGCAGGGCAAGACGTACGTGTCGCTGCGCGCGATCTCCGAGAAGATCGCCGAAGAGTTCGACGTTACCGTCGGAGAGTCGACGATCCAGCATCACTTCGCCGTGTGCCTCAAGAGCCCTTGGGGCAAGCAGTGAAGCGCGCCGAGAGGTTGGCGACGTGGGCAGAGAGCGCGGACCGTGCCGACCCCGCCGCGATTCGCGCGCTCAAGGACGAGAACGCGCGACTTCGCAAGCGTCTGACGGGAGCCGGAGCGCAAGGCGAGCTGATCCTCGAAGCGGTGCGCACGGCGCTCGACGACTACCGCGCGCCAGTGCTTCCAGATATCAAGGTCGGAGCGAAAGGCAAAGAGGCCGAGCACGCCGTGCTCCATCTCTCCGACACGCAGTTCGGCAAGGTCACGAGCTCCTACGATTCAGCGGTGGCGTGCGAGCGTGTCGCGCGGTTCGCTGAGATCGCGGTCAAGTGCATCGAGCGCCACCGATCGTACGCCAGCGTCGACGTTGCGCACGTCTACCTCGGCGGCGACATGATCGAGGGAGAGTTGATCTTCCCCGGTCAGGCGCACCTCATCGATCAATCGACGTTCGACCAAGCAGTGCGAACTTGTCCCGACGCGTGCGCTCGGTTCATCCTGCGACTCGCGGAGAGCGTCAAGCGCGTGCACGTGGTGTGCGTTGTCGGCAATCACGGGCGCCCGGCGTCGAAGCACGCTGGATCGCATCCGCGAACGAACTGGGATCGCGTCGTGTACGAGACGACGCGAAACCTGGTCAACGGAAACCTGGCGTCGAAGGCGACATCGCGGCGCATCACTTGGAACATCGCCGACGACTTCTACGCGATCAACAACGTCGCGGGCCATCGTCACCTCATCGTGCACGGCGACCAGATCCGCGGTGGATTCGCGGGCTTTCCGTGGTACGGCGTCGCCAAACGATCGTGGGGCTGGATCGATTCGATTCCCGAGCGCTGGGAGCATCTCTACTTCGGGCACTTCCACACCTACACGAGCGGCACTCTCAACGGCCGCTGGTTCTTCGCCAACGGCACGACGGAGAGCGACAACGAGTACGCGCGCGAGCAACTCTCGGCGAGCGGCGAGCCCGTGCAGCGGTTGCAGTTCTGGAGTCGCGCGCACGGGCTTGTTGCCGATCGGCCGATCTACCTGAGAAAGCGAAAGCGCTGAGCGTGGTCGCTCGACCGACGTACTCGGAGGCGCTGCGTCTCGTCTCTTTCTACGTTCGACGGATCGAGCGCGAGCTGCCCATCGCCGGAGGCGCGACGGTCGCAGTCGTCAAGGCCCCGATGAGGTGCTTCGGAACGTGCCGGATGACATCGGGCGGTGTCGAGATGGAGATCGCGTGGCGCCTGGCGCTGGGCAAGAATCAAGAGCCTCGCCGCGTCACGTCGGCAGAGATCCGCGACACGATCATCCACGAATACGCGCACGCGCTCGACCGAAACGGAATGAAGGCGCAGAGCGCTCGGGAGGCGCACGGTCGATCCTGGGGGATGCGGTACGCGCGCGTGTACCAGGCTGCGATTTACCCCAAGCGTCCAAAGAAGCGGCGCCGCGCTTGCAATTCTAGACCGCGCAGCTAACCGTCTCCGGCTGTGGTCCAAGTCTCGCCCGATGCGGAGCTCCTGACGCCGCGCTGGTATTCGCTGCGCTCGCACGCGGGGCAGCATCGATTCTGGTCGTCCACTGCGCGCTTCGACGTGCTCGAGTGCACGCGCCGCGGCGGGAAGTCTGAGCTCTTCAAGCGCAAGGGCATCGACGAGGTGCTGACGCACTTCGAGCGTGACTCCGAGCCCGGACTCTACGTGTACGCGGCGCCGACGTTTCGCCAGGTCAAAGCGATCTACTGGGAGGATCTGCTGCGACTGTCGCCAGCGTGGGCGGTGAAGGCCTCGAACGTCAGCGAGCTCTGGATCGACTACTTTACCGGGGCGCGCATTCAGCTCTTCGGGATGGACAAGCCCGCGCGCGTGGAAGGCCAGCGCATCAAGCGCTTCTTCTGCGACGAGTTCCACGCATGGAAGCGCGGAGTGTTCGATACGAACATCATGCCTGCGATGGGCACGATCGGCGTCAACGCGCGCTGCGCGATTGCCGGAGTCTCGCGCTTCTCGCCCGACTTCAAGCGCCTCTGCGATCAAGCGAAGAGCGGAAACAAGGACTGGGCGTATCACTCCTGGACGGCGATCGGGCTGCTCGATGAGGAGTTCCTCGACAGCGCGCGCAAGACGATGGACCCGCGTGTGTTCGCGCAGGAGTTCATGGCTCAGCGCCAGGAGTTCCAGGGGCTCATCTACTACTGCTTCGACCGTCACGATCACGGCCGCGATCCTGTCGCACAGTTCTACGATCGACGCGCGCCGATCAACTTCGAGTTCGACTTCAACGTGTCGCCTGGAATCGCGAACGTCTCGCAGCGCATGCGGTTTCGCGCGGAGATCGGCGACCGACAGACCTACTCGCTCGGAGCGAGATCCGACAGGCCCGAAGTGGCCGACGTGATCGACGGATACATCGGCGAGGTGTGGATTCCGGACGCGTCGAACACGGATCGCGTGTGCAACCGATTGATCGCGGACTGGGGATCGCACGAGGGAATCGTGAGGCTTTGGGGCGATCCTTCTGGAGGCTCGCGCAAGACTTCGGCGAGCAACAACGACACGGACTGGTCGATCATCATCCGCGCGATGAGCAACCATTTCGGTCGCGATCGCGTCGAGGTGTGCGTCGCGAAGGCTGACCCCGGAGTGCGCGCGCGCGTCAATGCGATGAACGCGCGCTTGCGGTCGGCTGACGGGCTCATCCACACGCTATTCGACCCGAGCCGCTGCCCGAACTTGCTCGATGACTTCGAGCAAACGCGCGTCCTCGAAGGAAGCGCCGGAGAGATCGACGACTCGGACAAGATGCGCACGCACATGACGGATGCCGCGTCTTACCGCGCAGCGCAGGAAGCTCGAAAGAACGTCTCGGCAATGCAGGAGCTATGAGAGTCGAAACCAACACGTGGAAAACGGATGAGGCGGACTTCGGTCGTCGCCCGGGCAAGTTCTTGGCCTTCGCAGTTCTGCTCGCCATCGCGGTCGCGTTTGTCCTCGCCGGCTACAACGCCGCGCGCGCGCAGACCTCGGTCGAGCCCGTGGCCATCGTCGCACGGATCTCCGTCGCGCATCCTGGCCCGATCGTGCGCGCCACGCTGCCGCTCGCGCCCGGCACGCGCTGGAACCCGCTGCATTGTCCGTTCGAGGTGGTCGACGGAGGCGAGCACCTGCGAGCACAGTGGGAGAAGGTCGCGACCTGGCCGGACGGGTCGGTGCGCATCGCAGAGCTCCTCGCATTCGATCCGACGCCATCGGCCAGCTACACGGTCGAGAGCGGCGCGCGGCCGGACGCTCGAGCGGTGCCCGGGCCCTGGGCGCGCCCGTGGATCGACTCGCCGCCGGTAGTGATGATCGACGGTGGCCCGGTCAAGACGCAGTGGTCGAGCGTGTCGCACCGCTGGGGCGCGGTCGCGATCACCCGCCGCTTCTTCGGGCCGCACGTGCTGGGATGGGTCACCGCGTACCACGGGCAGGACGTGGTCACGCTCGAGCTCGTGCTGCACAACGGCGAGCCGGGCTCGCCCGACTTCTTCTTCGACGCAATGACGCTCGAGGCGCCAGCGCGCGCGCCGATCGCGTTCGAGAGTGCGTGGCCCAACCCCGGGCTTTCGAGCACGGCGCCTGAGTCCGTGACGCTTGTCGGTGCTCGCACCGACGGGTACGCGCACGCGCTCGTGCAGCGCGGGGCGCACGCGTGGTCGCTCGTGCTGCACGACGGCGCGCACCAGGCCGAGGCGCGCGCGATGGCGTCGGGCGCCGGCTTCGGCGTCGCGAGCACATGGACGAGCGTGGACGCGTTTGCGTGCGCGGCGCTGCGCCTGCCCGACCTCGGCTATCGGGCGGCAGCGCTTGCGAGTGCGCTGCGCGCCGAGTGGTCAACACTCTCCAGCGCGCTCGCGTCCGGCACTCCAATCGGGATCGTCGGCGGTGGCGTCGGCCGACTCGACTGGCAGCACCCGTTCAACCCGAAGGACGGCGGCACCACCGGCGGCGGGATGCGTCACCAGTGGCACGGCGTCGAGTTGGCCAGCACCGGCGAGCCCGCGGGGCTGCTGACGATGCAGGCGCGACTGGCGACCATCATGGACCGGCACGCGGTGCTTGCGCTGCAGCCCAACGGCATGCCGATGCCGCTTGAGCTGATGCTCGACCCGCAGGGCAAGCCGCGCGGCGGCTGGCGCTCGAGCGGCGCTGACGCGCGCTTCGACGGCACGAGCGACGGCGCTTGGGGCTGGGTCGCGCAGTACGGAGTCTCGGCCGGCGCGCGGACTCCGCCGGAGCTCGTCTACTTCAAGCAGCGGATCGCCGGCGGTGGCAATGCCTCTGCCTACGAGCCGATCGACTTCCAGCACTGGGACCGCGCCCTCGAGGACGCGGAGGCCTTGGTGCAGCTCTCGAACTCCCCGCTCGCGGCGTGGTGGCTGCGATGCAACGCGGAGACCTGGCGCATGTCGATGTTCTCGGCGGGGAGGCTCGCGAACGAGTTCAGTGCAGCGCAGGCGCGTCCGAACTGGGGCACGTCCTGGGGTCGCGCGCACGCGCACGGCATGCGGTTCTGCTCGATGGCGTACGCGATCGGAGACCAAGCGTGGCGCGCGCGGTGGTCGCTCTTCATGGGCAACTGCGGCGACGTGCTGCGCATGGCGCAGCAGCCCAACGGGCTGTGGAAGCGCGACGAAATCTCGAAGAACGTCCCGATTGCGCCCTTCGGCGGCCAGTACGCGCTGAGCAAAGGCACCGAGGAGGCGATGCTCGCCAACGCCGCGCTCGGCGTCGCGCGCTCGACTGGGCATCAGAGCGTTCCGCTCGTCGCGGCTGTCGACCGCTGGACGCGTGACGGGCTCTGGCTCTACCTCTGGGGATCCGGATCGACGGGCAGCTCGCCGTCCGACTATGTATCGGTGGCACCGATCAAGGCCGCGCCGTTCGCCGACGCGTCCGCCGTCGTTCGCTACAACGCGGACCGCGAGGAGGTCGCGAGTCCTCTGGGTGCCGCGATGCTGCTGCGCAAGCTCGCGGGCGTCGCGCCATCGCCCGAGCAGGTCGCGGCCACACAGCGCTGGTGCGGCGGGAGCGCAACGCCGCTCGCCTGGATGCGCGCGCAGACTCCCTACGCCCTCAAGCTCGACGACTGTGCGCCGCTCCACGCGGCCTTGGAGATTCTCCCGTGAAGCTCACACGCCTACTCGCGCTGTTCGCGCTCTCCATCCTCGCAGGCATTGCGCTCACCTCGTGCGCCACCGCGCCGCCGCGCTCCGTTGCCGAGCTCGATGCGATGTCCGCAGTCGACTTCGCCTCGGTCGAGCAGGAGATCGTGCAGAGCGTCCGCATCGAGGTCGGCGTCGCGCTCGACCAAGGCTGGATCGACGAGGACGACCAAGTACTCATCGCCTCGATGATCGAGACCATCGCGCGCGGCGAGTTCGAGCCGGTGCCCGACGGCCCGATCAGCGCGGCCCTCGAGGACGCTGGATTCACCGGGAACGAGATCCTCGCGGTGTTCGGCCTGGCGGAGCTGCTCATGCGGCGACACG